AGAATGATTCGGCGCTGGCCGACGGCACGATCAAAGTGCTGGCCAGTGCCAATGTCGAGCAGGACGCCGCGATCGCCAGCCTCAAGGAATTGCGCGCCAGGGATAGCCGGCAGATACAATCGCTGCAAAAGGACTTCAAGAAAACTGACGCTGCGAGCATGCAGGTCAAGGCCAAACTCGTCGAGCTGGAGAAAACCAATGTTCAGGCTAAGTCTCTGCTGGATACCGCTGTGCCTGACGTTGCTCGGTGCGTGCTCGACGGTACGCCCTGTCCCGCCGCCCGTAACCACCAAAATTGAGAGGCCGACCCCGGGAGACGAGCTGCTGGTGCTTTGCGAGGCCCCGATCCACGTCAAGTCGACGACGGTAGGCGCCATCGTGACCAATGCGCTTGAAGCCCAAGCCGCCTACGACCATTGCGCGGCACGGTTGTGCCGCTTGGTCGAATGGTTCAAGCCGGTACAGTGCGATGCCAAGCCGGCCGCCCGTACACCGTAGCGGCCTCGCGCGCACCGCGCCGGTCGCCGGCAAGCCGAAACCCCGGGTGCATGAGGCGCGCGGCTCGGCGCACGCGAGGGGCTACGGGCGCAAGTGGCAAGCGGCGCGGCTTGGGTACTTGCAGCGCCATCCGCTCTGCGTGCATTGCTTGGCCAAGGGGCATGTCGTCGCGGCGACTGACTTGGATCATATCGAGCCGCATGGCGGTGACCCCGTGAAATTCTGGGACTTCGAAAATAACGTTCAAAGTTTATGCCATGCTTGTCACAGTGCCAAAACCGCGCGGGAAGACGGCGGCTGGGGCAATACTAGGAAGCAGCACTGATGCCTGCGATCAAGAAAACCGCCGATATTCTTCAGCTCAATGGCAGCGCCGCGCACAATCGCGGGCGCTACGCTGACCGGGTGAACGGCGCGGTGACCGATGAGCGGCCCATCGGCGCCCCGCCGCGGCAGACCCTCATCACCTTTGAGGAGGCGTGGGCTGAGATCATCGACATGTGCCCCGAGGGCGTGCTGCGGCACAGCGATCGGCTGTTCGTCGAGCAGGCGGCGCGGCTGCATATGATGCTGCGCAATGTGGCCGCGATGGACGCGTTGGAATATCGCTCGATCCCGCGGCTGGAAGTGAAATACGTCAAGCAATTCGAGAGCCTGATGGCTCGCTTGGGCGCCAGCCCGGCCGACCGCGGCAAAGTGACCGCCCCGAAGCCCAAGGCGCCCACCGATGATTTTGATTGACCCGACAGGGAGACGATGATGGACGTCGAATACAAAACAGCCCGCGAGCGGGAACTGGAAGATTTGCTGGTTTCGGCGAGGGCAATCGCGCAGCGCAAAGGTGAAAACGTTAATTGGGAGCGGTTCGACGCGCGTATTGCTTCCTTCGGCATCGGGTCGGTAACAGCGAAAGTCTTCAAGAACGATCGCCCGTGATCCTGATTGACCCGTCGAAATATCCGCACTGCGCGTCGGCCCAAAGCTACGTCGCGGGCGTGCTCGACGGGTCGATCCTCGCGTGCGAATGGATTCGCCTCGCCTGCGAGCGCCACCAGCGCGATCTGGCGCGGGTCGAGAATGCCGATTGGCTCTATCGCTACGACTTCGACGCTGCCGAGCGCGCAACGCGATTCGCGACGCGCTTCCCGCACGTCAAGGGCAAATGGGCCGCCAAGCACGAGCTGTTCAAGCCGGAGCCCTGGCAGTGCTTTTGGTACTGCTCGATCTTCGGCTGGCTCAACAAGACGACGGGCAAGCGCCGCTTCCGCAAGGCGCGCGGGTACATCCCGCGCAAGAATGGCAAGTCGCTCATGGTCGCGCCGATCGGGCTTTATATGCTCACGGCGGACAATGAGCCCGGCGCCGAGGTCTTCAGCGGCGCCACAAACGAAAAGCAGGCTTGGGAGGTCTTCGGCCCGGCGAAGCAGATGGCGATGCTCCGCCGCGACTTCCGCGAGCGGTTCGGCGTCCAGGCCAATGCCAAGAGCCTCACCATCCCTGGCAGCATGGCGAAGTTCGAGCCGGTCATCGGCAAACCCGGCGACGGCAGCAGCCCGCATTGCTCAATCACTGACGAGTACCACGAGCACATCACTGACGAGCAGCTGGCGACGATGGAGACGGGCATGGGCGCCCGCGAGCAGCCGCTCAGCATCGTGGTCAGTACCGCGGGCGACAACACTGCGGGCCCGTGTCGCGCTGACTGGCTGGAATGCCAAAAAGTGCTCCAAGGCACCACGAGCGACGAGACATTATTTGCGCTGATCTTCACGATTGATGCGAAGGATATGGACTGGACGAGTGAAGCCGCGCTGCGCATGGCCAACCCGAACTTCGGCGTCAGCGTCTCGGCCGAGTTCCTGCTCGCGCAGCAGCAGGATGCGATCAACAATCCGCGCAAGCAGGGCCACTTCAAGACCAAGCACCTGAACATCTGGGTCCAGGCGCGCGACGCGTTCATTGACCTGCTGAAATGGCGCGCATGCGCCGATGAGTCGCTGCGGATACAGCAGTACCACGGCCGGCGCTGCTACCTCGGGCTGGATCTGGCCTCGAAGATCGACTTGTGCGCGCTGGAGCTGCTGTTCCCCGAGACCGACGGCACGTTCACCCGATTCGGCAAGTATTACCTGCCGCGCGCGACGGTCGACCTGCCGCAGAACGAGCATTACCGGGAATACGAGGCGCTGGGGCTGCTCACGGTGACCGAGGGAAACATTACCGACTACTCGCTCATCTTCGAGGACATTTGCGCGCTGGCCAAGGTCGTCGATCTGGCGGAGATTGCATACGACCCGCACAATGCTACCATGCTGGTCACTGCGCTGACCGATGAGGGGTTGCCAGTCGTAGAGTTCGGGCCTACCGTGCTGAATTTCTCCGAGCCGATGAAGCAAATCGAGGCGCTGATTCTGAATCTGCAGTTCCACCACAACGGGGACAAGGTGATGGAATGGGCCATGTCGAATGTTGTCGCCAAGGCGGACAGGAAGGACAACGTGTACCCGAACAAAGAGACCAATGACAAGAAGATTGATCCCTTTGTCGCGCTGTGCATGGCGATGGGGCGGTACATGGCCAGCGGCGAAAAGCCGGATGACTGGTCGGGCTTTCTCGCCTCTCCGGTGACCGGGTGAATCCGGCCGCCTTCGTGGGGCTGCTCCTGGTGCTCGGCGCCGGGCTGATCGTCTCCGGCGTCGGCCTGCTGCTCGGCGCGCCTTGGGCGCTCATCGCTGCCGGCAGCCAGCTGCTCGGCCTCGCCCTACTCTTGCGCGGAGGCCGCCCGCATGGCGCTTAAAGATCCCTTCGTCCATTTCTTCGACGGCATCCAGGGCGTCCTCGGCTACCTCGGAAGCGGCTGGTATCCCAGCGGCGCCCGGGACGGCATGGCGCCCTTTCGTTCCGTCGGCTCCGACTCCGGCGTGCAGGTCAGCTCCGGCGCCGCGCTACAAGTGGCAGCCGTCTACGCCTGCGTGCGGCTGATCTCCGAGACGGTCGCGACGCTGCCGCTGGAGCTGAAGCAGCCGGACGCCGCCGGGAAGCTGGTCAAGGCCACCAGCAGCCCCGTGTACCGCATGCTCCGGTACTCGCCGAACGCCTACATGACGGCGGTTGAGTTCTGGGAAATGATGGTCGCTTCGTTGTGCCTATGGGGCAATGCCTACGCGGTCAAGGTGCGCGTCGCCGGCCGCGTCGTGGCGCTCGATCCGCTACGCCCCGAGTTTGTGACGGTTTACCGGGAGATGGCAACGGGGCAAATCCGTTACGCCTATCTGCGGGGCAACCAGCGCCAGGAGTTCCCGGCGAGCGACATTCTGCATATCAAGGGCTTCGGCGTGGATGGCCTCGTGGGCCTCTCGCCGATCGCGATGGCCCGGCAGACCATCGGTCGCTCGATTGCAACCGACCAAGCCAGCGGCAAGGTCTTCGGCTCGGGGCTGTCGGCCGGCGGCTTCATCACCTATGAAAAGTCCTTCACGACGCCAGAGCTGCGGGAGGACGTGCGCAAGTCGATCGAGCAGTTCACGGGCAGCTCCAACGCCGGCAAGACGATGGTGCTGGAGAACGGCATGGGGTATACCCCCATCACTATGAACCCGGTCGACGCCCAGATGCTCGAATCTCGGCTGTTCAATGCCGAGGAAGTGTGCCATTGGTTCGGCACGCCGCCACCGCTCGCGGGCTACATGTCGAAGGCCAGCTCATGGGCGTCCAGCCTCGAAACGCTGATCCTGCTCTGGATCAAGACGGGCCTGCGGGCCTACCTGACCCGCATCGAGCAATCGGTCTCGCGCGCGCTTGCGCTGCCGACGACGAGCGTGCTGGCCTTCGACCTCGACGAGCTGGAACGCGGCGACAGCGCGGCGCGGGCCGCGCTGTATTCGGGCGCGGCGCAGAACGGCTACATGACGCGCAACGAGATCCGCGCGAAGGAAGGCGACCCGGCGATCGAGGGCGCCGATGAACTGACCGTCCAGTCCAATCTGGTCCCCCTTTCAAAGCTGGGCGAACTCGGCGCCAAGCCGACCGCGCCGGCGCCCGGAGACGCGCTGCCATGAAGATGAAATTCCTCAATCAGGCCTTGGACCTGAAAGACGCCGAAGTCCAGGCCGACGGCACATTCTCCGGCTACGCCTCGATCTGGGGCGAGGTCGACAGCTACAACGAGGTCGTCGCCAAGGGCGCGTTCACTGCATCGCTGAAGGATTACGCCAAGCGCGGTAAGATGCCGAACCTGCTCTGGCAGCACCGCTCGGACAAGCCCATCGGCGTGTGGCTGACGATGGTCGAGGACGCCAAGGGCCTGAAGGTCACCGGACGACTGGCGCTCGACACGGCGCAGGGCGCCGAAGCCTATGCGCTGCTCAAGCTGGGCGCCATCGACGGCCTCTCGATCGGGTACGTGGCCACGAAGTGGGAGGAAGATACCAAGACCGGCATCGTGACGCTGACCGAGATCAATCTCTGGGAAGTGTCGCTGGTCACTTTTCCCGCCGGCCCCGGCGCGCGGGTCGACGGGGTGAAAAATGCGTTGGAACATGGCAAGCTACCCACATTGAAGGATTTCGAGGCGTTCCTGCGAGATGAGGCAGGCTTCTCGAAAACTCAGGCCGCGGCCATCGCGGGCAAGGGCTTGAGCCACCTTCTACGTCAGCGTGAGGCTGACAGCCAGAACCGCGATCTGAAACTGGCCGACCTTCTGGCCGTCATCAACCCACGCTGAGGAAGCACTCATGAACATTTTCAACCTTTTCGCCCTCGGCATCCGCCGCGGCGAGCAGTCCGGCAAGATCAAGCACACCGGCTACCGCGTCGGCCGCAAGGATGGCGTCGATCCCGAGCAGTTGAAGACCGCCCTCGCGGCCGCGCTGGAAAAGCGGGATGCCGAGATCAAGGGCCTGGTCACCAAGTCGAACGAGGAAATCGAGAAGCTGGGTAAGGCCAGCAAAGAGACGATCGAGGCACTGCAAAAGGCGGCGACCGAGGGCGTGGCCCTGCGGGAGCGCCTGAATGGCGTCGAGCAGGAGATTGCCGAGATCAAGTCCATGAAGGGCACGGGCGACGCGCAGGCGCAGAAGTCGGCCGGCACCCAGCTCTGCGAGTCCGAGGACTTCAAGAACTTCGCCGCGAAGGGCAAGGGTACGGCGGTCCTGCAGCTGAAGGCGGTCACCAGCGTCACCAGCGCCACGACCGGCACGGGTGCTGCGGGCGGCGCCATCCAGCCGGATTGGCTGCCGGGCATCATCACGCCGGCGCTGCGCCCGTTCACCATCCGCGACCTGCTGATGCCGGGCCGCACCGGCTCGAACGTGGTGCGCTACGTTCGTGAGTCGGGCTTCCAGAACATGGCCGCCTCGGTGGCGGAAGCCGCGCTGAAGCCGCAGTCTGATCTAAGCCTGACCCAGGTCGACACGGCAGTGAAGACCCTGGCCCATTGGCTGAAGGCGTCCAAGCAGATCCTCGCCGACGTGCCGATGCTGTCGAGCTACATCGACACCCGCCTGACCTACGGCCTGAAATATGTCGAGGAGACCCAGCTCTTGGCCGGCGACGGCACGGGCGAGAACCTGCTGGGTCTCATCCCGCAGGCGACCGCTTTCGACGACGCGCTGCGCTCGGCCGGCGACAACAAGATCGACACGTTGCGCAAGGCGATCCTGCAGGTCCGCATCGCCGAGTACCGCGCCAGCGGCATCGTGCTGAACCCGATCGACTGGGCGGATATCGAGCTGACCAAGAGCACCACGGGCGAGTACGTCTGGGTGAACGTCGGCACGGGCGCCAGCCCGCAGCTGTGGCGCTTGCCCGTCGTGGATACCAACGCGATCCCGGCCGGTCACTTCCTGGTCGGCGCGTTCAACATGGCGGCCCAGGTGTTCGACCGCGAAGATGCCAACGTCCAAGTCTCGACCGAAGACGGCGACAACTTCGTCAAGAACATGGTGACGATCCGCGCCGAGGAGCGTCTGGCGCTGGTCGTGTACCGGCCGGAATCGTTCGTCTACGGTCCGTTCACCGCGGCCACCTGATCTTCGCTGGCAGGAATGGGGATGTTGGAGGGCGGGGCGTCTTAGGGCGCCCCGCTCACCTTCCAGCCAAGGAGAGTAGCGTCATGCGCCATACGCACCAAGTCATCAAACCCTTCGATGCGACCGAGCGCGGCCGTATCGTCAATGCGGGCGAACTTTTCACGCCGGCCAGCGAGAGCCGCGGCAAGGAGCTGGAGCGTGCCGGCCTGATCGCCCCGCGCGCGAAGATGGTCCCCGCTGCCCCGCAGAACAAAGATGCGGCCAAGCAGCGGCGCAACAAATGAGGATCGGCCTCGGGGTCATCACCTGCGGGCTACGGCCATTGCACGACCTGCTCGCGCCGCCCGGCGCCGTCCAGGTCACCTTTACCGATATGGGAAGGCGCGG